CGGGGCTGCGGATGCAAATCGCCCACGTCGCCATCCATTCCCAGAACTTGACCTTGCCATGACCCTTCAGGCGCCATTTGCCCGTGTCGCCGCCGTCGTGCGTGAAGAACGTCGACAGCATTTCGACGGCGGTCATGATGCCCAGGAATTCTGCCTGGTTGCCGAGCTCCATCCAGTCATTCGGGCTAGGTGTTGCAGTGCACGACAGCTTGTAGGGCGTGTGGCGGAATGCGTCCGTGATGAACTGGCGCGTCTTGCCGTTGACGGCCTTGATGACGCTCGATTCGTCCAGCACCACGCCGACGAACGAATCCAGTTCGAACTGATCGAGCATTTCATAATTCGTGATCGTGATGCCGTCGGCCACCTCAGAGTCGTGCCGGCAATACTGGATCGCGATGCCGATCTTCGCGGCTTCCTCGATGGTCTGCTGTGCCACACACAGCGGCGCGGCGATGATGACGTTTCCGCCTGTGTGCTCACAGACCCTATTCGCCCATGTGACCTGCTGAACCGTCTTGCCGAGCCCCGTGTCCTCGAACAGCGCCGCGCGGCCGCGCTTCAGGGCCCACTTGACGCACGCTGCCTGAAAGTCGAACAACGGGCCTACTGGCACATCGCAATCGAATCCAGTCGGCACGTCCAAAAATCCTTTGCTCGCGATAAACGACTCATAGTCGACGTAAGCACTACTAATGGGTCTGTTTGTCATTTGTTCTTTCATCTCGCCACCCCTTACCGTTTTCTCTTTTCCCAGACGGCCAACAATCCCGCCTTCACCTGTTCCGCTTCCTCGGCATTTGTCATCGCGAGGTTAGCGATGTAAGCCCGGCGATCTTCCAGTTTCCACGCAGCGATTTCTTCGAGTACGTCTGCTAGCTGGGCGGGAGTCATGCTCGCCTCGCTGCGTTCTGCATGGCCTGCAGGGTTTGCATTGCCCCGAAGATTGGCGGCGTCGAATCGGGCGTAAGCGTCCAAAACGTATGCGGGAGCAGGGCGGAATCCTGAACCATCACCGCTTCGCCACGTTCAGACATCCGGCGCAGCGCCTGGATAGTGGCGTCATTGGACGAGCCAAGCGCTTCTGCGATCTGCCAGACGGGCGCGCCGTGCGGCTGATCGGCGAAGAACTCGGCGATGCGCGGTTTGAGTTGGCGGCTCATGCTTCCTTTCCCGTCGCATTGAAGATCGCCTGGCGGGCGATGTTGAGTTTGTTCAGCGGGACTTTCCCGGTCTGCTTGTCTTCTTCGATGATCTTGTGCGCCCAGTGCAGGCCCGGCCCCCGCGGCCCGCGCTTGAATGCGTCAGACGCTCCCAACTCTTCCAGGCGCTGAGCGCCATATTCGCGGGTCGACTCGGCCGCACCCGGAGCGGGCAATGCCGCGACGCGCGGCGGAACCGGCAGAACTTCGCCCTCCAACACCTTCTTCATCGCCGCCTCGAAACGAGGCTTGATGCTCGAAAATGACTGACTGACCATGTCGAACTCGCCAACCTTGACCGCTGCCCAGTAGATCGCCGGGTTGCTCCACGTGTCTTTGCCATATTGGCGCTTGCGCATCTGCTCGATCGCTTCGTAGATGGCAGCATCAACGTTAATCTGCGGCTTGCACGCTTTCAGAAACTCGGTGAGGGAGGGCGGCCAGTCGTATGTTTTGCGGCAGGCCTTCAGGCCGTCTGAGATCATTTGCGGAGTCAGACCTTCTTCGTCGAATGCTTCCGACCATGATTCGCGCCAGTTCGAAATGGCCTGCTCGCTTGCAAAAGCAGCGCGCCAGCGGTTCGGGTATGCGCCGTCGAAACGGTTGAAAAGGTGATCCATGAGCGAGATACCGAGCTTCGGATGCACCTCGAGCCAGGGGTTTTGCTTAAACGTCGATGTAGTCGTCGGGGCGTTCATGGTCGTTACTCGCTCGGTTTTTGTTCACGTAGGCGACAGGGTCGAACTTCTGCGCCTTCCCACTTGCAGGAGCTTTCGCCCCGGCTGCTTTCAAATTCGATGCTTCTGTTGCCCAGCGCTCCAGAATCGAAAACACGTAGGCCGGGAAAATGAGCTGCCCCTTCTTCGACCGCTTCGCATCTTCACAGGCGGCCCTTACCGTTTCCGCCAACACGCCTTGCTCCGCAATTGCGATCAATCTCGGATCAGCAGGGTTGGACTGGATTCCGAACTCACGCATCACTCTCGACAGCAACCCCGCGCTCATCGGGACTACGTTCGTGCTACCAACTTCACAGTCACCTAGAGCGGTGTTAGGACCCTTGGTTTTAGTAGTTGGTAAAGGTAAAGGTATAGGGCATTCCTCATGCACTTCTTCATGCAATGCTCCTTGCTCTGCTTCATGCAATGCTTGGAGCATGCTTGGAGCATTGCTATTAGCTTCAGCCAAGCTTTCCTCTAAGGACTGCTTAGCGCGATGCTTGGCCCAACGTGCATCTGCTGCTGCTTTCGCCTTCTCGTTAGATTTCTCCTTACGAGTCTTGGCGTCAATCAGCTCCTTCTCGATCCGCTTGTGATACCAGTGTCCATCTGTCAGGGTGAAGAACTTCACAATCTTCACCTTGGTTTTCTTCCATGCCGACAACGACAATTTCGTGATTTGGGCGAGGTCTTCGTCGTCGTCAGCCGGCGCGCCGTTCATCCAGTAATCCATGATCAGCAGAAGGTAAGCGCCGTGCTGCTCGGTGCTGAGCCTCTGTGTATCGGCCAGATACGCACCGATAAAGAGCGGCATCCAGACCTTGACCTTTTCCTCGTCGCTCATCGAAATGCTTCCGTTACCGCAGGTTCGCAATCAGGTAAATGCCAAGCGTCGCCACACAGACGCAAAGCGCCACGACGCATGCAATAAACAGCTGGGGCTTCATGCCGCAGCAGGCCCAGTACCGCAATGCACATTCATGAAGTCAATGGGGTTCATGCGGAAATGCTCGACCTCTTTTTCCGTCAACCAGTCGCCCTCGACGGCGTAGTCTTTCTGAGCGCCGACATACCGCGTGTAACGTTTCCGCGCCGTGTCGATCACAACCAGCGCGAGGCGCTTCGGGTCTTTAACGATGCTCATGTTGCTCTCCGTGGCGTTAGTAGTACTTATCTGGGTTGGGGCGCCGGCCGGTCCGACCGGCGCTTACTTCAGTGCTTCTGTTCCTGCTGTGACCGGAGAATTAAATGGCCTGCCAACGCGAAAGCCGTCATCAATTCCGGATCGGTCCCTGCCTTTTCTTGCAACTCCCGTTCAACCGCGTTTTTGTCATCCCCCACCCGCTCTCGGGCGTCCTCTACGGCCTGCCGGCCGATCTGAAGCGCCTCGCCTTCTGTCATTTCATAAGCCCCTCTGCGTGGTGATTACTTCTTCCATCAAGGTCAACATCGCCATCCGCGCCAACCACTGAGACACAGCACGGTTTCCAACTTCTCTTTCGAACTCGGCCACGTAGCGGGCTGGCAGATCTTGGCGGGGTTTGCCATGCCGGTCGACGGGCTCCCGGTTGAGCATGTTCGACATGTGCGACCCCTTGATCTCGAGCTTTTCGGCCAGCGTTCTTTGCGTCATGCCGCGGATTGCCCGGTGTTCCCACGCGAGGCAAACGGCATCACGGAAAGATGCGCAAGCAACGATTGCCTCCTTCGGGAGAAAGCGCGCGGACGAAGGAGTAAATCCGCGCGGATCGGCCTCTAAGGCTTGCACAGCGGCCTTGTGCGGTGTTTCTTGAGTTTGCATCGATGGTCCCTAATAGTTAAATACAAAGGCTTTACGAGTGGAGTTACGACTGGGCATCTGCTTCAATAAAAGGCGTCGCAACCACGACGCCTTCACAAAATTCGAATAACTTATGACCTTATTGAATCTGCGCCCGAGCCTGTTTCGTACCTTTGTTCGTTCCGCCGACCGGGGGTTGAGCGTCGTCGGACGCCTTCATGCGTTCAACTTGGGAACCATCCAACTCCGGCCAGAGCAGCCACCAATCGTGGGGCCTCAATTCCTTTCGGCTGACGGCTCCCTCTGTGGCGAGCTCGATGCCGACACAGTTTTCGGGGCTGGGGCCGCGGTCTTCGTATCCGTAACGCCATTGACGAATCTGGGCATTACTCTTGACTGCATATCCGAGGGCGCGCATCTTGAGACGAAGCTCAGTCATACTGGGCGCGCCAGGGGAAGTCAGGTATTCGTCGAGTTTCATGGCAATCCATCAGTAGCGAATGGGTCCATGATAGTAGCGAACGGTATGGGTGTCAAGCACCGAATGGTACGCGTAGCGCGTGCTACGCTTTCATCATGAATGAACTTGAACTCGCGCGCCTGCGGGTGGACCTGCTGCGGGCTGCAATACAAAAGATCACGGGGACCCCGGAAAAGCCGGAGGGGAATCAGACGGAATTCGGCCGGATATTGGGGTATAAAGATGGGGCATTCGTGCGCCAGATGTTGGCCGGCGGGAAAGCCGTAACAGAAAAAACGATCAGGAAAATCGAGTCGTTACCGGGGATGGATGGGTGGTTCACTTTACGCGAACAAGCTGCGGGCACGGCAGCCCAGGATAAGCATAAAACTTCTAGTAGCGATCTGCCGAAGACAGACGTAGCAAACGATTTAATTAAGGAATTGCTCCCTGAGGGGAAGGGTAACGTAGTCACCTGGGAGCGGCCCGAAGACTTAGAACCTGATGAGAGCAGGGTCTGGATTGACCGCTATGACTATCGTTTTTCGGCGGGGACCGGCGTGATCCAGTGGGAAGTAAGGCAAAAAAAAGCGCTTCCGTTCGATGTTGGTTTCTTCAGGGCGCTCGGCGTGCGTCCGCAAGACTGCAGGTTGGCTCAGGTGCATGGACGCAGCATGGAGCCGTACCTGTTCAACCGCGACATGATGATGATCTGTACCGAAAAGAACCATGTTCGGGACGGACTAATCTATGCCCTCTATTTCGAAGACGAGCCGTTGGTAAAACAGATATTCAAGGAACCGGACGGCTCGCTCCGGCTGCACTCCTATAACGCGGAGTTTCCGGACAAGGTGATCGTGCCTGAACATCTCGAGCGTCTGCACGTCGCCGGCGAAGTCATCTACCGCTCCGGTTCCGGTCTAGCTGGCGGAAACTGAAACCTCCATATCGCATCTATTGAGCCCGCCGAGCGCGGGCTTTTTTGCGCCTCTCGCACGTAGCCTTCGGTTCTATCGCTACTATCACACCGATATAGAAATACAATAGGATCTAGTAGCGACCGCTACTTGCAATAAGGCGTACCGTTCGCTACTATTCTCTCCATGCCAGCACCAACACCAACCGGAGAGCGAGATGAGCAAGCAACGCATCTGCACCTTGAATATGCTGCGCGCCGAGTTGCAAAACGCAATGCTGTACGGCGCACGCGGCGAGAAGTCGCTTGGCTGGTGGGGACGCAACTCCTTCGGGACGCTGTCGTACAAGTGGCATTGAAGGTCAGACCCGCCGCAACTCACCGCGGCAATCGACGTAACTGTTTTGATGGGATGGGAATGCGCAGGCTGATGCGCGCTGAAGTGCACAGGTGATGCGGGCGGCAATGTAGTCGTAACCGTTTCAAGCCGGAGATCAGCACCGGCCCCATCCCACCAAAGCAGTACCGCAGTAGAAGCACCCGCCCCGGCAAAGCCGGATCGCGGTTTGGATCTTTAACAACGCAGATGGTTTGAGTTTGATCAGAGCTGGCGCTACGCGGCTCTCTAGCGAGCTGGCGACGTGCGCTGGCAGACATGGACACGGCACCGAGGAAACTCCGTGGACCGACCCATAGCCGATCGGAATCACAGGCCGATCCGTGGCGCCAGCCCTGATCACGTTCGAACCACTGCTTCATAAGCGATAAACCGGCCGCAAGGCCGTACATGCCGATAGCTCGCAAGAGACAGTAGGCACTGGACGCAACCCTCGACTCCAGATGAAAGACCCGAGGCTATCAGTGATCCGCCTGGCCGCCAGATGCGGTTATAGAACGGATCGCTGATTGATAACCGCGTGCGGGGCCGGGAAACAGACTGGTTTCCGCGCGCAGGAGTTTTTCGTGAATGGCGTTGTGCGGCGTGGAAAGCAGACACGCACCGCGAGCGGGAGTCTGGCCCGCAACCGTAGCGCATTGAACTGGAGCCTCGATCAATTACACCTGACTCGGCTCCGCGCAGAGTAGTAACGGTGGCAACAATCAAAACGGACAGCCGGCCTAGCGACCGGCCACAGCGTCATTCACGAAGCACTGTCAGCACTTTCATCGAAGGCGACTTCCGTTGCGGACACGCGGCGGTGAACAGACTCCCGGAGTAAGTCGCCTTCGCTGAGAGTGTCTCAAGTCCCCTAGCAGTTACCCGTTCGATGAGCCGGTAGCGGCTAGGTGATTTTCACACGATGGAATTCAGGACAACTTAGCTCAATGGAGCGAATCATGAGCGAGATAAAGCATACAAGCGGGCCATGGCAGTGGGACGACGAAGTATGGACCGAGTATGACCCTGCGGAGCGAGCGCCTTGGCTTATCGGAGCAGACGGGCGACTGATATTGACTGGTCAGATTCGATGCCAGACGGAAGCAGACGCCCGCCTGATAGCCGCCGCACCGGAACTACTCGATCTGGTGAGGACCGCAAACCAGCAATCGCACACGGTCATGTGGCAAGCAAAAGCAAGAGATGTGATTGCCAAAGCCACCGGGAGCCAACCATGACCGCCCAACGCGCCGTCCACCGAATCATGCAGATAGCAGTAGAGAGATTGCAGCACCTTGGTTTCGTCTACCGGATCGACCGGGTAACGCGGACGGGCAGGGTGCTGGATTCGGAATATGTCGATTACGCACACGACGTGTGCTGGTGTTAGGAGAGAAGATGAAATACATCGTCATCCAACTAGGTGAGAAAGAGTCGATATTCGTCTTCCCGTGCGACGTCGACCATGACCGCATGTTCGAAGCATGCGAAGCAATCCGATTCGGCAGCGATCGAAACTGGGTCCGGGAGATCCGGAAGAACGGCGAAGCAATCGCGGCCGGCTTCGTCGACGGCGGAGTGTGCCACGGTCGCAGCGAAACGCTCGGTCTGGCGTCTCGTGGCGATGTCGACACGGCCTTACTGAAGGGCGCGCTATGACAACCGAACAATGGGCGCCAGCCCGAATCTGGCTCCAGCGCGAGCAAGGCGACCATGGATCGCACACTTGGTGTGAGGATTCCGTAGGCGATGGAGACATTATCGAAGAAGCGGAGTATGTGCGCGTTGATGCCAGCCAGCCGAAATCGCTGACGGACGACCTTCTAGTCCAACTGTTCTATGCGGCGCAAGGCGACATCACACAGTTTCGAATCAAGGCTCGCGATCTTCTGGAGGCCGCCAAATGACCAACACGCTAATTTTCGCCGGCCTATCCCTCTGGGGCATCGCCGCTCTGTTTGCAATGGCGTTCATCCGCGGTGCGACCGGGCGGCGCAGCACCGAAATTCAACGCATGGAGTGTGAGCAATGAGCAAACAGAGCGAAGCGAAGGCTGCACAGTGCTACCGCCGAGAACTCGACAAGTGCGAGAACTGCGAACATTTCAAGTTCGATGTGCACGAGGAAAAGAGCACGTGGAGCGATCAGATTTGGCGAACCGAGAAGAACCTGCGCTGCGAGATCGGCGGATTCAAGGTGCACAAAACGGCAGTGTGCGACCGATTTGAGCGGAAGGATCAGCCATGAAAACCGCACTTGACGAGTGGGTGGAATTCACCCTCGCATCGATTCAAGAGCAGTTGGCCCAACTGGCGAGGGACGACGCGGCATTCGCGCGGTTCATGCAGAAGGTGCTGGGGACGATGGATTAAACCGGAGATTCTGGTGATGAGAAAGATTGCAATGATTCTGGCGCTCGCCGCACTGTCGGCTTGTACGGACGAGACCGCGGCGCAGAAAGCACTGGCGGGATCTGGGTTCAACGATATCAAACTTACCGGCTATTCGTACTTCGGTTGTGACAAGAACGATACGTTCCATACGGGATTCGAGGCGCGAGGGCCGGGCGGTCAGTTCGTAGAGGGCGTGGTGTGCTCTGGCTGGATGAAGGGCGCAACAATCCGCTTCAATTGATTCTCTAAGCCAGCGCGGCTCCAACAGCGCCTGCACCGGGTGGGATGCCCGGGCCCTGATGTGTGCGCCATGCGTGGTCCGGGTTGATCGCCGGACTGGCTTGGGCGGTCCCAGCGGTTCGAATCCGCAGCGACATGGCGCACACAAGAGGGCGAATCCCAAAAGGGATGACGGAGTTTGCTGCCGACACGCCTCTGCGTGTGACCGATACGCCGAAAGGCTGGTAGTGCGCAGCACGCCCTCACCAATGCGCCCGAAGCCGCGATCGCAAGACCGGAACTGAGGGGTAGACCGCTGCAGCTCCCAGGCGGGCAGTCGGGTGGAAACCCCGGCACCCTGACGCGTGGCATCGCGAGCCGTAGCCAGTCGCCAGGGTCCTCCACATAACAGATAGGAGTACACAATGCGTAATGTAGATCAAACCATCGGAGACGATTGGCGCAACCGTGGTGCGGACGAGTACTTGGAAGGCAAGAAGTCTCCGCTGACAAGCGAGGAATGGGAGCGCGAATACTCCGAGTTTTGCGATACCGAGATGTTTGGCGGTGTCAATGCATCGTTCGATCAAGTTTTCAAGGTGTTGCGATGAGCGCCGTCGGACACGAAGAAGGCGACGCATGCGGTCGAGATGGCTGCGCGGGGCGCATCGAATTCACTAAGCCCGACAACTGCTCCTGCCACATCTCGCCGCCATGTCACTCATGCATGAGCACGCGCCTCCATTGCTCCTCCTGTGACTGGGAGGCCGAGGTGCAGACCATCAACGATTACACGGTGACGGTCAACACCAAAAGTCGCGTGTACGAGGCATGGACGCCGCGCCCGCTAGACCCGACGAAGCTTGACTGGCACAACAAAGCGCACTCGAACTCTTCGATGATCAAGGAAGGCGTCTACCCGCCCGACATGACACGGCAGCAGGTCGAAGAAAAAGTGCGCGGGACCTTCCGCGGCCGATTCGAACACTTCGGCGGTGGCAAGTTCAAGTACGTCGCCTATACAGACTAGGAGCGGACATGCTCACCTACTTCGAAAACGAAGACGTCGTTGTGACGATCTCAGACGCTGCTCAATCCCGTCTCGCCGCTGACCAACGCATGGACGGCGTAGTCGGCGTACACACGGCAATTCTTATCGGTGCCTCAATCGGCCTTGTCGTTACTTTCGGCGCGCTGGTTGTCACGAAAATTCTTGGAGCCTGACGATGTTTTCCAGAGACATTCAGCACGACCGATACCGCACACCGCGCTCACTAAGTGACGCATTCGGACCTTACAGCACTTGGAAGGT